TGAGAAACCCAGCCTTCCAGCAGTGGCCAGCGGACACGATCCGTCGAGTCGTGCTCGACAGAGTGGACATTGCGATAGGTAGAGAAAGCGAGCGTGCGCCGTGAAGCATCCCAGCGAACCCGACACTACGGACCCCGTCATGCAACCAACTGATTCGCAGACCCAGAAAATCGTCGTCCTGAGCGATGAGACTGTCGCGCGGGCGCTGACCGAACTTGGCTCGCTGCGTGAGCGCCTCATCATCGCAGAGTCGCTGCTGCGGGAGGGGGTAGCTGTCCCGCAGTGCATGCCGAGCGACGAATTGCTCGCGTGGTCCAGGAGGGCTCGCGAGGCCCTGGGGATTCAATCGTGAGACGCTGGAGACCTCGCCCGAATACCTGCCTCTGCTGCGGGGGCTCACGCTGGATCGCCGCCATCGACAATCACGGCAAGCGCTACATCGGTTGCGCGTTTTGCGTCGTGCGCCCGCTGGGTGGCGCACCAGCAAAGAAACCTGCGGTGCAACCGTGAAGCAGTGGATGCCGGCTGTCCGGGACGAGCGGAGCACGAGAAAGGCGATTCGTTGACCATGGCCGCCTTCTCGCATCTCGTGCGATAGCGACCGGGGGATTCTCCGAACCGCGGACATAGAGCCCTAAAACGCAAAAAACCCCGCCCGGGGTCACCGGACGGGGCTACGGCGCACCAGCCGTGGGAGCCTCGACTCTACACCGAGGCGGACCGAGCGAGGAGGACGCTCGGAGAGAGAATCAGCGCGAGCGCGATGGCAGCCGAGGACGCTGCGCCGCGGGCTCGGGAGGCGTCGAGAGCGGGTCGCCGGCGACGTAGCGCCCGAGCCGTCGCTCTTCGGCCTCCGGGAGCGGCACCGGGGAGAGCGCCTGCGCCACCAGGTCGAGCCGGTCGTGCACCCCCGTCGGGAGTTCGACCCAATCGGACGCGACGCTCCTTGCGGCCTCTGGCGGGGTCCTGAGAGCCACGGCGCGCGCCATCCGCTCGAGGTCCCACGCTCGACCTGCTCGCTCTTCGTCATAGAGTCGCCCGAGCTTATCCCGTTCGTCGCGGCGCTCGGCCTCACGCCTGCGGGACTCGTCGAGTTGCGCCTTCAGGGACGCAACTTCCCCGGCGTGCGCCTCGCGGAGCGTCGCGAGCTCGCGATCCCGAGCCTTCTCGGCGGTTCGGTAGAGGAGGCCCACGACGGCACCGAGCCCCGCCACGGCCCATCCGAGGAACGCGACGGGGGACGTGATGGGCGGGATCTCGCTCACTCCGCGTCCGCGTCGGGGCGCTCATTCCCGGGGTTCGTCGGCGAATCGCGGTCCGCGAAGGCACCGTTCCGGGCCCGCTTCTCCTCGAGGTACTTCCCGAGCTGCTCGGCCGCGTTCTCGGCGCCTCGGATCTCGCAGAGGACCCGGACCGATTCGAGGCACATGCCGATCTCTGCGTCTCCCTCGGCGAGTCGGCGATCCGTCTTCGCGCGCCAGACATCGACCTCGTCGAGTCGGAGGTGCAGCGATACGAGGAGCGCATGGGCGTCCATGGTCTCGAGCTGCTTACGTCGAACGGCCTTCGCTTCCTCGTGCTGATCCACTTCTTCCTCCTCGGGCTGGAATGGGGCTGGGTCGGTGTCGCGTTCGTCGCTCACGCTGCTAGCTCCCCGGCGCGACGCGCGCTCCGGAACGCGTCGTCGGCGGCCTGCTCGGCGGTGAGGGATACGAGGCTCGCGATCCGTGATCGGTCCTCGTCGGTGAGCTCCGGCGCCTTCGCTGCGATGAGCGGTAGCGGCTGCACGAGCCGGTCCTGGTCGAGCGACGGGTTCGGCTCGCAGTAGCCGCCAGGGTGGAAGCGCTGAAACGGACCGACGTAATGTTGCCACACGGTCGGCGTGAGACCGCCGGGCGTCGCGGGCGTCGCCGCTCCGGTGTAGTGCGACACCCAGAGCGGGCGAACTAGGACCCATGTCGGCGAGCCCATGAAGGAGAACTCTCGGCGCGTAATGTAAATCATCGCGTCCCCGAACGTCTCGACGAGCTTCGCGACGAGCTCTTCCGCGGGGCCCGCCCAGCTCGGATCTACCGCTCGCTTCGTCGGGAACGGGTCGAGCTCGATGTCGACCGCGGGCACGATGTCGCCGGCGCCGTAGCCGATCGCGTCCGCGACGGTCCGGAACGCGTCGAACTGCGCGCCGACGTCCTGGATGTTCCGGAAGAACTGATAGAGCCCGAGCTTTGCGCCGATGGCCCGGACGCGTTCCGCGTGCTCGAGCGCCCGCTTATCGATGCTCGTCCCATATGCCGCGCGGCAGATCACGAAATCGACCTGCCCCGCGAGCGCGTCGATCACGCTCGGAGCCTGGAACGATGAGACGTCACAACCGTAGCCGAGGAGGTTCATGGTTCGTCCTTGAGCGGTCGGCCCTTGTTCGCGTCGTCGAGGATCCGCCCGACGGCTTGGAAGTTCGACGATGACTTCGATGTCGGGACGGCTACCGGAGTCAGCTCGCCATCGTCCTCTGTGTGCCGGTCGAGCGCCGAGGACGCCTGCACCGCGAACGACGCCGCGGCGCCCCGGAGGCCTCGGAGCGCGGGCGAGTCATTCGCTTTCAGCGCGGCCGTCACGTCGTCGACGATCTGCCGCGCCTGGACGAGGGTCTGCTCGATGAGGCGGCGCTCGCGTGAGAGGCTCACGTCCACGGCCCCCCGAGTAGCAACCACACGACGACGACGAGCCCAGCGGCGCCGGCGAAAGCGATCAGCACGCTCCGAAAGAACGCGTCGCCGAGCTCGGAGAGCGCCGAGCGGGTCAAGGGTGCTCCGGCGTGCGCGCGACCGGTCGTCGCGCCTCGAACAAACCGCCCGGGCCGACCTCGGGGCCTTGGTAGGCGCAGATCGGCTGCCCCTCGAGCGACGCGCACGACGACCGCTCCGGGCAGCACGTGTGCGATCCGTCGACCGGAAAGCACCAATTCGCGTTCGGATCGGCGCTCCCGTCCGCGCGATGGCACGGGTAGGCCTTGTCGTGCGGATCGGGCGTCACGTACTCGCCGAAGTGGCAACCGATGACGACGAGTGCGACGAGGAAGGCGCCGACCGCTCTCACGGCCGACACGCCTTCGCTGCCGCACACGTTGCCGCCTTTGCGATGCAGGCGTGATTCTGCGGAGCCGAACGGAGCGCCGCGAGTTTGGAATCGAGCCGCGCACAATCGGCGTCACATGTCGGCGACCATTCGGGACATCGGAGCCGGCCGAGCGTCGCGCATTCTGCCGCGCATGAGTCCGTGGGAGGTTGCGGCGTCGGCTCCGGCGTGGGCACAGGAGCGGGCGGTGCCGGCGGATTGCCAGCGTCCGCGATGACCACCGGAGGCGGCGCCGGGGGCGGGACAGGGGCCGGCGTGTTGCCGCCGCACCCGGGAGACCAGGCCGCGACGAGGGACGCGAGGAGTACGAGCGGAATCAGGCTTTTCATGGGTTCACCTTCAGGGCTCCCGCCCACATGACAGCGCCAGCGATGAAACGAGGTGTCAGGACGGCGGTGCCGTCCGCCGTCCACTCCCCGACGCCCCACGAGTTGGCGAGCTGCGCGCCGCGGTCCGTGGTGCCGTAGAGACACTGCGCGTGTCCGCCTCGGCTCGTGCCGCTCGGGTCGTCGATGATGCCGCCGGTCGAGCCCGCGTTGTCGAAGGCCGGTACGACTTCCAGCGCGACGAGGACCGGGAGCCGCTCGACGCAGATCGCGTGCTGGATGGCAGTCCACAGCTCGGGACCCGTCGCAAGCAACGGCTCGATCGCGCACGTCACCTGCTGCGCGGCGAGCATGGCCGTGTCGCTCGGCCGTTCGTTGATGCGCGCCGAGTCGAACGGATCTTCCGCCATCGGAGCGACGCCGAAATCGTTCAGAGCGGCGACCATAGAATCCGGGTCGATGCCGTCGTCCGTGACGTCGGTATCCGCCGATGCCGCCTCACGACGGGCGCACCAGTACGGGACGAGCGGACTCCCGATGGGCTTGCCGGTCGCGATGTGAGCGGCCTGGACGGCTGCGAATCCGAAGCATGCCGAGGTGTCGAGCTGGTCGAGGATCGTCGGCGTCCCGAGCGTCACCGGCCCGAGCGGACCAGATGCGGCGGCGCGAGCCATGCGCGCGTGGTGCGCGGCAAACTCTTCCCGAGTTGGCCAGCGCTTCGGAGGGATCCAGCCTTTGACGGGTCGGAGCGTCACGGCGCCACCTCGCCCTCGCACACGTCGACCTTGCCACCCGGACTCGCCGCGGGATGCGAGGCACGGAACGCTCTCGCGGCCCGGACGTGGCCGAACAGCGACGCGATTTCCTCCGCGGTCAGGCAGAGCGCGCCGATTGCCGGATTGCCCGAATCGATGACCGTGCAGGCGTCTTGGATGACCGTCTTCGCTGGCATGCCGCAGCCGATGACGACGCCGGCCAGGAAGGCGATCGGGATGAGCGCTCTCACGACTCCACCTTCGGCGTTTCCTTCCCGAGCGGCGGCATCGAATACCGCTGCACGAGGGAATTCACGGTCCCGAGAAAGCCCACGATCGACGCGGCGAGGCCGGCCGACACGTGCGGAAAGTAGGGCAGAAATGTGCCCGCAGCGATGGTCAGGACCGCGAGGGCTAGCGTCATCTTGTGTTCGTTGAGGCTCATGGGGTCTCCTGAAAATCAGTCGGTTCTCCAAATCACGTTGAACTCGTTGACCCACGGCACGCCCAGCTCGTTGACCCAGTCGTCGGCCGGGAACGAAACGGACATGATGGCAAGGGCAATTTGGGTACCGATTCCGAGTGCCATGGGTATTTATCCGAGGGAAACTAGATGTGGCGGCAACGGTGTTGCACAGCGTGCGCGTCGGTGTTACAAGCTTGGAGATGGCTCCCAGCTCAATCGTGGCCGTTCGCCTGCCGGAACCAGAGCTCACCCTCCTCGAGCGCCTCGTCGTGGCCGAGGAACGGACTCGGGCGGACGTCATCCGTCGCGCGCTTCGGGCCTACGCTGAGAAGCTCGGCGTCACGGTCGCGAAAGGCAAGCTGTCGAAGTAGCCGCTCCGGCATCCGCTCCGCCCCGCAGGTTCCGTCCCCGGGGCTCGCTGCATTGCTGGGGCAGTCCCGGCGAACGCGCGCTCCCCGCGCCGCGGCAAACGGCCGGGGAGCATTAGTCCACCGAGAAATGGATTCCCGATGAACATAAACACCATAGCGCCGATCGCTGTAGCCGTCATCGTGACGGCGTGCGGCGGAACAGTCACCAGTACGACGCCGCCGGCAGCCCAAGACGGGGGCTCGCTTGAGGCGAGCGCTTCGGACGGGGGCTCCGGAGGTTTTCGGAGCGTCGGACGTCTGCCGGGCTGTACGGTTGGCAACAACGGGGCGCGGTGCGAATCATGACCGCTCGAACGTTCGCGCTCGCCGCTGCGTTCCTTGCCGCCTGCTCCTCGCCTCCCGGAGCGCTTCCGACCGGCTCACCGCTTTCGGAGGATGCGGGAGGCGCCGCACCGGTCGCGGCTGGCAATGCCTGCGGACTCCGCACGGCCTACGCGGGGGACGAGGCCTGCCTCGCTGCCTCTACGGATCCGAACGTCGTCCAGCTCCGATACGGTCCGGCGAACTACGATGACCCCGCCGAGCTGGGGCAATTCCTGATCGCGCCCGGCGATGAGACGCTCTCCTACGAGATCGTTTCACCGTTGCACGCGGCGATGCTCATCGAGAGCTATGATGTGAGCGAGCGCACCGGCATGCATCACCTTGCGTTCTACAACGGCGCGACCGGAAAACCCAACGCGACGGCGGCGCTCATCAACCCGGCAATCTTCCTGACACAGGTCCCGACCGAGAGCGTCGCTTTCGATCAGGGTGCGCCGGAGCTCGCCGGAGCCGCGCTGAAAGTTCCCGCGGGGTCCTTCGTGATCGCCGCTCACGCGATCAACATGACCGACCGCCCGCAGCTCGTCGAAGCGTGGGTGAACCTGCACACGGTTGCGAGCACGGTGAGGCCGATCTCTCCGCTGCAGATGGCCGGTGGTGCCGGCATGACCGTCCCGGCTCATACGAAGCAAACGATCCGGGCGTCGGTCGTCGCCGGACACGCGATCGACATCCTGCAAATCACCGGACACTTCCATGCGCACACGACCGAGGAGCGAGTGGCGGTGGACGGCGCGCAGAAGTATTCGACGTCGTCGTGGTCGGAGCCCTCCGTTTCGTGGTTCACCAGCAAGACGGCGCCTCTACACGTCCCGAGTCAAGGCGTGCTCTCCTGGGAGTGCGACGTCGACAACACCACGAATGCAGTGCTCCGCTGGTCGAACGCCGTCATGACGGGCGAGATGTGCAACGTCGTCGGGTTCGTCGTCGGGCCGGAGACGTGGACGGCGAGGGTGCAATAATGGCGATGCGATTCCAAGTCTTCGTGGAGTGCGACGAGCCCGGCTGTTCACGTCGAACAATCGGATTCTGTCGTACGAACGTGCAGCCCTTCGGTTCACGATGGGATGCGGTGACGCTCGCCGAATCGGGATGGCAAGGCCAGCGATACCCGAACGCGGTGTTCTGTCCCGAGCATCGACAGCCGACACTATCGATCCCAGGCGAACCTGACCACCACGGAGACTTTCAGATCGAAGCGGCGCCATGGTGGCGGAGGCTCGGATGGTGACTTCCGTCTTAGCGATCAGCGAGTCCCTCCGTCTCAGTGACGAGGCTGCCGTCAGCGGTGACGCATGCGCCGCACCTGGGCAGACAGTGAATGTCCCTGGGGTCGGTCTTCACACTCCGAGGTGCCAGCTTCGCAAGCGCCACGAGGGGCCGCATTCCGCGACGTACGCGCTGATCGAAAACGACATCACGTTGCGCTGGGGAAACGCATGACCGCCCCGCCCAAGCTCCTTCCCGGCCTCCGCGCCATCGGCCCCGAGGAGCTCGCGCGCCTCTTCGCCCAGCGTGACGCGCAGGCTCATGCTGCGGCAACCGTCGGCAAGCACCCGGCAGCGGTGTCGCACGCTATCGGCTCGGAGCCAAACCCAGCGCTCCGCCAGCGCCTGCGCAATCTCCGCAAGTCATCCCACAAGAAGAAACTCGCAAAGTCGTAGGAGAAAGCCGTGACGAGAATTGGTGTCGACCGGAATGGTGTCGAAGTCTGTGTCGGCGCGAAGCTCCGGTGCTGCTGCGGATGCGAGTCGGTGATCGAAGTGGTGCGTTTCGAGGATGACGGCGTTTTTGAAATCTACTGGCCGGCAATGGGCCGCGGACTCGCGCGAAGCAACGTCGAGGTGGCCCCCAGCGAGACACCTCTCCGTCCCGTGCCGGACTGATCTCACGTGCGCGGTGTCGCCCAGACTTGCTCCATGTCGAACCAATCGACCGCGAGGCGCCGTGCCGTGCCGCCCGCTGACTTGATGATCTCAAGTGTGGGGCTCATGAGGTTGGTAGGCATCGCGCCAGCGCCGACGAGAGTGCCGTCCAGGAAAATATTACATGTCAGCGAGCCCGCCGGCTTGACCACTTTGAACGTGTGATAGGTCGCCGTACCCATGACGACCGAGGACGTCACTGCCGTGACGACGTTGCCCGCGCCGCCGCTGCACGTCTTCACGAGAATGTGCGTATCGCTGTTCGCGTCCACCTCGGCCCAAAATCCGTTCGCCGGGGCGGCGTTCAGCGTGTCGCTCAGTCCGACGATAATCTTGTACGTGTTCACGCCGTCGCTCACGGCGTCTGCACACGCAAACTTGACCTCGAAGAAGAGCGGGTTGGCGCTCGTTGGCGTGACCGTCTGGCCGCCGTTGCCGGCAGACGTTACCGCCGTGCACGCGCCTGCGGTATTTGAACCCGTGGACAGTAGCAACGTCCCGATCTCGGTCGCGCTGTTCGCGTTAAGCGTGAGCCCGGTGGCGCTATTCGCGTTCGTTCCGATCCAGCCTGGCTCTCCCATCGTACCGACGTAGAGAGTCGCCGCGACGAAGTTTGCGGTATTCGCCGCTGCGAAATCGCAACGGAACCCCATGCGGGCCGCGCTACGCGCCATCTGATGCGTGTGGTCCTCTGCCGCCCACTTGGTCCCGGTGCCTACTGCCGCCGGGTAGGTCACATCGGACGGCGTAGCTGTGGCGACCACGGGGATCTGTCCGAACGCGGCGCCGTCCGTGGCAGCCGAACCGTTTGCGAGGGATGTGATTTTTTGGCTATTGACTGCGATCGATGCGTTCGCCGTCGCAAGCGCGGCGTTCACTTTGGTGAAGGTGATCGCGCCGATGTCGAATTCCACGAACGTTAACGAATTCACGCCCACGACGTCTGATCCCGCCGCCGTCGTACAAACCCACGCAGATCCCGCGCGCGCCGTACCGCGCTCCACAAGCACGAACGCGCCCGAGGCTCCCGATGTCGCCGCCATGTCGGTCGCCCTCGTCCACGCGCCGGCTCCGGTGACGTAGATCCCGTTTTCGATCCCCGACGTTTGACCGGTCAGCAGGATCCGGGAGGCGCTCGTCAGCACGCCATCGACCGTCTGCTCACCGGAAAGCGTCAGATTCGTGATCGCCGATACGACCACAGATGGCTTGGCGCTGAGCCCCGCCGCAGTGGCATCCACGTACGCCTTGACCGCGCCGCTGCCGGCGGAGATCCCGACAAGCTGCAACACTGAGGCGTCGTAACTCGCCTTCTCGGTCGTAGTCATGATTGTAGAAACTGGCATGGTTAGATCCTCAGGTAGCGCACTCGGTGATTGAAACGCTGCACACGACGTTCATCGTGACGCCGCTCGTGTTGTTGAACCGGAAAGAGACGCCGCCGCCAGTCGCGATCGCGTCCACCGTGCAGCCGGTGCCGTCCGCGTCTACGAGTCCGTTCATGGTCTGCCCGGAGATCGTCATTGTGCCGGTGCTATTGCGCCGCGCAGTGACGAGGAGGATAGCCATAAAAGACTTCGTCGGTCCCGTGCCCTGGTCGGACGCCATGTACGTGGCGATCATCGAATAGCTATGTCGGTTCGTCCCGACGATCCCAGGTGTCGCGACCGAGGCGTTCGGCAGCTCTTGATTCGCGCCGTTCGTTACAACCTTCGTCAGGATGACGGTGGACCATTGCGACCCGCCAGAACCGAGAACCTGCCCTCCGCCCACCACGAATTGACACGTGGTAGCAGACACGCCCGCGGCTCCTACGCACACAGAGTCGAGCGCTGCCGCGACGTTGTTGACGCCGATCGTCGCGGTGTTGTTGCCGCTGTTCGTGTTCCCTGTGCCGACCGATAATCCGGGACCTCCGCTCAGCGTGTTCGAGCCGCCCAGCGACATGCCACCGACGCCCGTGCCGCTGTTCTCCAGGATCTTCCCGTTGCGCAGGTTCGTCTTACCGGTCGCGAACGTCGTGCCGCTGAATCGATCGTGTCCGAGTTCACACCCGTCCGATGTCGAGGTGACGTTGTACCCGGTCGTAATTGCCAGCGTGTTCCCGTGCGAGTGTAGACCGGTCACGCCTGCGAGCTTGCAGTAGGTTCCCGTCCCGGTAACTTCGACCAGGTTGCCGGTGAAGCTGCCGCCGAGGAGTCCGGCAGACAGATCGATGCAAGTGCCGCCTGCCGTCGCGTCTCCGAACCAACACCCTCGGACGGTGAGCCCTTCGCAGCCGGCCAGAGTCGTCGCGATGTCGACAATCGAGCCGTCGGTTTTCGTCTCGAACGTGCAAGATTCGACCGTCCAGGACTGGCGCGGATTCTCGATCCCGTGGCTATCGCAACGGTTAAACGTGCAATCACGAACCCGAATCACATTGGCGTAGCCGGCGCCGAAGTCGCTATCGGAACCGCCGACGCCGACCTTAAGGTTCGTGAACTGCGATGTCCGTACTGCGGAATCGAGCGTGTTCGCGAAGCGCACGCCGCGGCTAATGACGTGCGTACCGGCGTTCCCGGAGAAAGCACAATGCTCGATGTCGACGTTCGCCGAGTCGCCGCCTTCCGTCCCGCCGATACCCCACATATGCGTGTGCGTGGTGTCGAGGATGTCGATCGACTCCGGGTCCCAGGTATCCGGTGTGCCGACGGCGCGGAGCACGAACCGCAAGCCCGTATCCGTATCGAATGCGACCTTGCCGCGGTCACCAGTGAGATGCGGCGCGTCTGCGATCCGCGCGGCCGAGTTCGCATAAACCCACGTCAGGCCATCGCCCAATGTGGTCATGCCGGTGACGGACGTCGCGTCGAAATGAATGCCGTTCGCCCGAAAGCCGAGCGAGGACTTGGCACTGACCAGCGCCTGGGACTTCTTACCTACTATCTTGATCCGCGCGCCGAGAGCGAACTTGATACCCCCGGTACCGTCCAGCTGTAGGCCCTGCGCTTCATCGCACAGCAGAACCGGATCGGTCTTCAGCGCGCCGGTACGCTGCGAGACCTTGTATACCCGGCGCGGATCGAATCCGACGCTCTGACCGTTCGCCTTGGCGGCCTCGATGCATGCTTGGATCGCGTCGGCGTCATCGGTGCCGCTCGTGTCTCCTAGCGTACGCGAGCCGTCGCCACGCGCGCCGAACCACTCGGCCTGTAGCTCGCCATTGTAGATCCGCTTCCAGCGGCCGGGGTCTGGCGCGGCGATGGCGGTTGGCCGAATGATCGTCCCGCCATCGTCCGTCGCGGTGCTCGCGCCGTCCCAGTAAAACGAACCACCTCCAGAGTCAGCGAGCGTCCAGAAGCCGCCGACGTGATAGGCGTATTTTGTCGCGTCGCCGACGACGCCGCGGAGCACGCCGGGGACCGCAATGGTGCCGATGCCGGCAACTCCGCCGGTCCCGCCACCGCCGGCAGTATTGTTAATCGCGTCGATAAGCTCGAACGTGCCGTGACTGGTAGAGCTCTCAGTCGTCTCGAAGTATGCGATCGGCTCGCGGCTTGCGACGTTCAGAACGTAGAACTTGCCACTCGAGCGCGTGGATGCCTGTCCGTTGACGTCGGGTCCACCATTGACTTCGCACTGGATGATATAGGCCTGATTCGAGCCGGACGGGATCGTGAAGGTTGCGATCTGGCCGCTCGGAGATCCGGACGGTGTAGCCGTTGGAATCGCGACGCTTTCGTTGTTGGTGCCGATGCAGCTCCAACGAATCGATCCGGGTGTGATGCCGGCAACGCTCAGGAGACGACAGCGGACGGTGGCCCCGGATGCGCTCACCTCTTGCGGAGAAGTACCAAAGGTGGCCGTGCCCGGGTCGAGCTCGAATGCGGCTGATGCCATTGTGTTTCCTCAGACCGGAACGACGGTCACGGTCGAGACAGAGTCATCAGGGAACTTCACGCAGAGCGCGTCTTGCGTGGACGAGAAGTAGAGGCAGACACCGAGCGTCGGTGCTGTTACTTGCGAGTCGGCCATCGGTTGCAGGCGGATCGCCTCGTATGGCGTCGTGACCGCTGCGAGCGTGACCGATAGTCGAATTACGTACGACGTTGTTTCGTCAACCGTGCACGTGATGACGTAGTAGCCGGCAACGTCGGGGGTGAAGACGGGCGCCGATGAGTCCGAGGCGCTCAGATCGCTACGGCTCGTCGCGCCCGATGGCTTCGCGATTCCCCATGAGTAGACGGCGCCCGTTGGGTACGTCGTGAGGACGACTTGCTCCGCGCGGATGTATCCGGCGACGGAGTTGTCCGCGGACGTGTCGCCGCTGTCCATGGTGTGCGACGTGCTATTTGCAAGGATCCCGGCCATTACGCCCCCACCTGCGTCCAGCCGACATAGGTGCCATTGTTAACCCAAAGCAGATCGACGACTCCGGGCACGAACGCTGCGGCGGCCGGTAGAAGCGGAGCGAGTATGATGGCCCCGCCGCCGCTGTTCTGCAGGTTCTGGTCAAATAGCGTGCAGTTCACGAGCTTGAGCTTTTGGCCAACTGCCGCAGCATCATTCAGCTTGTAAGTGTGTGTGCCGGTCACGACCCCGCTCTGATAGACGATGACGGTCGCATCGGTCGCCGCGTATGTGTGATCCGCGTCCGGGGCATACACAACGCGTTCGACGAGCCGTCCCGTCCCCGTCGATAGGTCGATCTTGTCTTGCGCCGTTACCGCGGCCTCAAACTGCGCCGTTCCCTGCTGCGTGAGCGATTGCGTGATCGTGGTCGCGCGCTCGATCAGGACTACTCCGGACGTCCCGACGTGAAGCCCGTCCGCAAAGTCACCTAGCCCGTTGAACGTCGCAGTGCCAGTGAACGTGCTAGTTCCCACGGACAGGAAGCTGCCGAGCGAGATGAGGTCGCTCGTCCCTTGGACGATGTCACCGACGACGGTAGACGTGGTGGAGATGATGCCGATGGCGTAGAGGTTGTTTCCGTCGAGCGTGATTCCGCCGATGACGATCGGGGCGCTGGGCGTGTAGGTGCCGCCTGCATTGCCGTCGATGGCGAACGGGAGCTGCGTCCCGATCGAGTTCATCTGCGTATGGGTGACTTGGTCGTAGGTGGCCCAGCCACCCGGATTCGGATTGGTTAGCATCAGAGCATCCCGTCGATGTCGAGCTCGCTGATCTCGCAGCGGAACCCGTTAGTGTGATCGATGCGGCTTGTCATCCATACGGCGTAGCTAGGCAGAGCCTCATCGAGCAGCGCTGGCACGGCACCGTTGATGAGGCGCAGGAAGTCGAGATTCGGAGCGGCCGGTGGCGGCGTGTCTTCCGTCACTTCGACGACCAGCTCACACCGGCTCGAAGACCACGTCCCATTGCCGAGGTTCATCACCGGATCTCCCGGATTGACGATGGGCCAGTAGGTGACGTCCGGAGGATTGTCGAGGTCGCTGCCGGTGATCAGGATCGTCTGGACGAATGCATCACCGAGCAGCGTCGTCATTGCCGCATCGATCGCGGCCTTGTTCTGCACCACAGAGAGCTGAGCTTTCGCGGCTACCCGCGTCCGCACGTCTTCCGTCAGGTCCGTCGCGATGAACGGCACGAGCATCACCGTTGCCCAGTAGGCCAGCCGTTCGTCGCTCGTCGTCGGGATCGAATTCTTCTCTAGCCGTTCCGCCGCGCGCATCTTGCCCGCTTGGCGCCGTGCGTCCGCCAAGTTCTCGGCGTGGACCATCGTGCCGCGGTCGACCGTGTAGGCTGAGCCCATGGCCGAGATGTAGTGGCGGTACCAGCCCCAAGCGTAAGGGATAGTGCCTTCCGTCGCGCTCTCCCGCTTGTCCCGTGAGCCGCCGTAGTGCGCAGGCTTTCGTGCTTCCGGGCTCCAGACTTCCAGCGTCACCGGGTTGTCGGAATCGGCGATGACCTTCGCCACTCGCCCGCCGACGTCGTACGTGCTGCAGAAGTGGATCGCGTCGACCGCGCCCACCTCGGCATCGGCCGCCGTGATGCTCATCGTGTGGACCATACCGGTGGAGTCGGTCCACGTTGCGGGCCAGGTCCACGTCACATCACCCATGCCGTTGACGGTCGGCGTCGGCGCGAACGTGACCCCGATCCCGTTCCGGCCGTTGTAGGCCGTGACGGTGATCGTCGAGCCGCTCTTCGTGTAGGTAAGGACAGCGAAAGAGCCGGCCGAGTAAGCGGCAGCAAGATCGGCAGAGAGGCGCGCGTGCTGTCCTGGAGTCCAGCCCTCTTGCGCCGCGCCCCCGAGGCGTAGCGGCATCGGTGCGAACGCGCCGAATGCCATCAGGGCACCACGGAAGTCCAGATCGTGAGCGTCACGATTGCGTCGGTCACTGGCGTATTCGTGTTGTCACGTGCCACAATCTGAACCGAGTCGTTCAGCCCATCTGCGTCGGAGTCGGAAATCTCATGGTTCGCGGCGCCGCTCGTCGTCGCGTTCTGCCACCCAGCCTTCGCGTGCCCGATGTGGAACTGTGCGGAGACGCCGTAAGAGTCGAGATAGGAGGCGTCCCATTTCCACGTGACATCGCCGTCGCCGTTCCGCGTTCCGACCGGAGCTCCGCCCGCCATCGGGTCGTAATTCAGGACCGTCGGCGCACCCGGCGACGAGTCGTTGCACTGGTAGGTCAGCGTCGCGAACGAAGCCACGCGGGCCACTTGCGCCATGTCCTCGACCATCCGCGAGAACTGCTCGGCGCTGACGTCCGTGGTCGGATCGGTTGAGCCCTGCGCCATGTAGTTGCGCTTGGAAGTGTTGCCGCCATATGTCTCAAAGTCATTTACTCTGAGCCAGGCTGGGGCGCCGGTGGGTACAACGGCCATCAGGTGCTCTCGTAGATGCCGAACTGTCGCGGCGTGAGGACATTGGGGGCAGCGGCGAGAGTGCCCGGAATCGTCGGGGCGTTCTGGCTGCGGTACGAGTACTGCACGTCCGCGATCTCCGCATGCGCCGACTCGAGCGCGTCCGTCTGACGGCTCGTGAGCGCGCTCGGGAACTTCTCGGCGGTCGTCGGCCTGCGCGAGCGGCGCCTGTCAACTCGCGCCGTATCCGACGTGTTTTCGCCTGGGCCAAGAACGTTCAGCACTGTGCGCCAGGTTGCGCCGTAGGCCGCCGCGTTCACAGCTGCCGGCGAGATGAATTCACCCGCTGCCGCGTCGTTGCTGAGCGAGTCGACTAGTTCGGAATCGATTCCGAGTACCCATGCGCCAGTCCCGCCGCCGACGCTCGTGATCGTCTTCGTGTAAAACGTCTGGTCGTTCGGGGACCACCACATGATCTTGGAAACATTCGGGGTCGGCGGAGTCGTCGTCGTGGCGTTCACCGTCACAGAGAGAGCGCCCGCATACGCCGTAATCCTGACGCGAGTGTCCCCACCTTCCAGCGGCGGCCACACCGGACGATTCACCCATCCGTTCGTTGCAAAGTCCGGGAGCGCCAGCAGGAGCGCAACGTCGACCGGTTCGTCCGCGACGCTCTGCACGATCAGCTCAAACGGCTGCGCGAACTCGTCATCCATGGCGCCCTTGACGAGCGCCACGTCGCCAGCGGAGACCTCGCGGGAGTAGTCATTGTTCGCCGGGTCGAGCTCGCGCATGACCGCGACCTTTTCGGAACCGGGGCCGCCGAGTGCCGGATAGACGAAGGCGTATTGGAGGTTCGCGACCGCATCGAGCGCGACCTGAATCTTTTGGGACCAGTTGCCGCCAGCGCGGAGATGGCCGAGCGAGTTGAGGATCCGTTCCCGCTTCCGTTCGTCGTTCTCCTCGTCCACGCCACCGACGAGCCCGCCACTAGCGACGGTTGCCCCGGTGCGGACGTTGAGCGGCGGCGAAACCCAGCGTACCTTCGCGCCCGCCGGCAGATTCGTTCCGGTGCCCGTGTCGATGGCGACCACCGGGACCTGGCCACCATTCGCGATGCCGGCCGTATTGACGGCTACCTTGCCACGGAGTCCGTTCGGGAAAACGAACCGCGTGATGGTCGTGAGCGTGACGGTTCCACCGCCGTCCACGCCGACGGTCAGATTCCCGGTGCTCGGGGACGGCGCAACCTCGGGAAGCCCGTAAGCCTTACGCTTGTCGTCGAGCGCGTCTCCGGTTGCGGAGAGCACGTCGGCGTCCTGGTCGGCGATTGCGATGTTCGCGTACTGAATCAGGTCCGCGTTCGCATTGGCCGTCGCGCGGATGTAGAGGTCCGAGCCGGGACCGATCGGCGGGTCCGTGAGACCAGCGGACAGCGCCTCCAGCCGCACGTCGCGAAGCCACGTGTCGCGCAGCTCCTCGGCGTTCTTTGGGACGAAGACTTCGGTAGCGTCGGGGTTCATTGGATCGGCACCGAGATGGAATCGGAAACGCCCAGCGTCAGATCGTCGTATGCGATCAGGACAAGCACGCGGCCGAGTGAGCCGGTGGTGACGGAGACCTTGTTGATGCGCGCCACCTTCTCGACGTCGGTCATGTGGCTGGCTGCGCTCCGGATCGCGACATCGACGCGCCTGGCGAATGAGTCGTCGATGATTGTCGGGAACACGATCCCGAGGTCCGGTAATACCGACGAGGAGCCGAGGAGCGTCGCGGCGAGCAGCAAGAACCGCTGCCGCACCCCGGGCATGGATCGCAGGTTTCCAGTGAACGGATCGACGCCGAAGTCTTTGCTAACCGGGTCGATGTAGCGCGACATCGACGCTTTGACCATTGGCGGGGCGGGTGCGTCGATGGGCGTCCCGATGCCGAACGGACCGAAGTCGAACGGCGTCGTCACGGACCGGCCTCGCGCGGGCACGTGAACGGGATCGCGTCGAAGTAGGCGTTGAGCGAAGCGAGCAGAATGGCAAGCGCGTCGAGGACCGGACCGGCAACGACGATCGGCGGGATGGGCGCGGGCGAGAAATCGAGGAGCTTGCAGCAGAAAGCCACGTTGAAGGACGGAGCCGGAATGCCCGACCCAAGCGTGAGCCCGCCCGGCAATGTCGGGAACGGCGGCGTCGGTGCGTCGATGCAGGCCATCAGGAAACCGTGGTGCTCGTTGATGGGATGAGTGCGAGCGCGGCATCGATTGCCAGCGCGGCTGCCGTGCAGGCCGCAGATGCGGTCCCGGCTGGTCCAGCGCCAGCGCCCGAGACGGTGGCGGCACCGATGCCGGGAAGCGCCCCCGCGAGCACGGTAAGAGCCGTTGCGGCAGCGGTCAGGGCGGCAACAACAGCGGTCGACTTGGCCACTGCATCGGATCCGACGCCAGCGCCGAGCGTGATAGCTCCGCCTTCGAGTCGAATGATTGGCGCCGAGAGTCCGACATATGCGCCCATCGAATCGAGCGGCGATGGTAGGCCACCAATGCCGCCCAGATCGATCCGTGCGCCCGTGTAGTGGCGAAGGTGGAAGCCGTTCTGCCCCATCGTCATCTTGCCGAATGGGCCGACAACGCGGAAGTTGCCTCCCGGTTCGTCCGTCGTGCCCGCGGCGACCTCGCAGAAGACGGTGCGACCCGTGATGGTCGCGTCCTCGCTCGTGAGCATCGTGACGCGGCCGTCCTCGCGAGTGAGGAGCATCGCGCCATGTTTGGCGCCCGTGGCGTGGAGGCACGAGTCGCCCTCCGAAAGCATCGCGTAGGCGTCGGCGGCGCGCTCGTCGCGGACCAGGCCAGTGATGCCCGTCGTGCCCGGGACGCCACGGAAGACGAGCGCCTCCGCGTGCCCGTTCGTGTTGGCGGCGGCTGGTCGAGCCGTTACGCCCAGGACGCCGAACTGGTCGATCTCCCCGAAGTGCTCGACGTCCGCGTCCTCGCTGCCGAGCGCGTTCGTTGCCACCACAACCGGTAGTCCGGTCGATGAAAGTCGGGAGGCGCCGATCTTGGCTATTTCTGCGTCGATTGCCATCAGGCCGCCGTGTCTTCGTTCGTGTCCACTTGGAATGATCCGGGGCGAAGAAGCTCCAGATCGGTGCAAGCGCCCTGTCCCCCCGAGAAGCTGAAGCGCCGCGAAGCGACCCACATCACCTCATCGACCTCGCAGACCTCATCTTTCACCCGACACATCGTGTCGACCGCCCATGTCGCGCCAGTGCTCGGATCGACGTGACCCCGGAGCGTCACTCGGTACGTGAGCGTTTCCTTGAACTTCTGCGCGAACGCTCGGACCGCGACGCGATCGATCTGCGCCTGATCGCCGCTCTCGGCGTCCTTCTGATAGAGCAGCCGATAGAGGGGTCCCGGGGTCGCCGGAGAAGAGGAGGGAAGCCGGCGACCCGGGACAACTGCACGACCGAGGATCTCTGCTAGCTCGGCGTTCAGAACGCGAGCGAGATCCGTCGTCGAAGCTTTGCGGTCGAGCTGCTTGAGTGTCGTGACCTGCTCATCTTCGAGAACCGCATAGGGGACCTCAAATAGAGCATTTGGCGGCTTGAACACGCCGACGCCTTGCCGAACGACCGTCAGTTTTGCGTATGTCGGTGCCCTCGTGGATCCGACAGAAACCATCTTGCCGGAGACGAGCACGAACGTCGGGAAGCTCGAGAAGTCCCGCGTGGCCGTCGCATGCATGACCAGGTTGCGCTCACCTGGCGGCTCGTCGATGAGGCGCGTGATTGAGTAGAGCGGATCCTGGTCGTACCGCGGAGAGGTGATTACGAGCTTGTTACGCGCGTCGCCGGGCTGAATGGTAGCACCGAGCCTGGCCACGATCCGGTTGTAGAACGCGAAGATGCTCTCACCGGGCTGCGGCTTGTACTCGTTCAGCGGCTTCTTGTGCCGCTTCGCTTGCTTGCCCTTCTTCTTGATCTTCCGTCCCGTCCGGATCTGCTGCATCGTCACTTCGTCATCGCTGACGATCGTGTCGATACCTACGACGCCGCACCCCATCAGGAGCGCGGTCTCGAGCGTCATCTCCTTCTTGATCTGGAGCGTCGGATCAATGTGGCATTCGGTCAGGTCGGCTAGGTAGTCGCGGCCCTTGCACGTGACCGCAGTGCCGTCCGTCCCGCGTTCGGTCATGTCGATGCGGCCGAGGCACTGGGAGTTTCCGTCGAGGAGCAGCTCCACCGGCTGCAGCTCTAGCCCGCGAAGTTTCGCGCGGTTCGTGTCGTAGAGCGTGAACTCAAAACCGTCAGTCGGAGTCAGGTAGGAAGTATCGAGCGACCAGCCCTTTTGCAGCACGACGTCGCGACCGAGCGCCGGGAAACGGATCGTTAGCTGTGGCTCGCCGAAGTCAGCCACGTCACGCCGCCTGAATGAAGCGGATGTCGGTACCGGCAGGAACGAGCGGATGCCCGGAAAGCTGCTGATTCAGCGCGATGAAAGCCTGCACGTTCATCTTCACGCTCTGCGCCACTGCCGCGATGGGGCCGCCGCCCGTGATCCGGTGCGTGATGCGGTTGCGGCTACCGTCGGTCTGGTTCGTGAGGAGCTGCACGACGGCGTTGTATCGAGCCTGACGCACCGACAGCCGCAGTGGCCACGTCGTTGGGTCTTCCAACCGGTCGAGCGTCTCTTCGATGTTCTCGACACGGAACCGGAAGCCGTCGATCGCCGCGCGATACCGGTCGCCGCTTGCTTCGATCTGCCGGCCGAATCCGTTGATGGCGTCGAGGATGTCTACCGTCGGATCCGGCGGCGTCTCTTGCTTCCAGTCGACGAGCTTCACCTGTTCGTCGATGGTCCGCGCGTCCGCCTTGTCGGTGACGTCGTGGACGGCGATGAAGTCATCGATCTCGCCAATCTCGGGCGCCTCGATGAAGTCCACCGAAACGTCGGTGCCGTCGCGCTTGTGGACGTCGACCTCGTGCGAGAAGTTCGCGACCTTGGCCCGGAACGAACCGAGCACCGGATCGTGTAGCTGCCCCGGCGTACGGTCACGGCAGGCCAGAACGAAGTCGGCAAAGACGTTGGAAAAGAGCTGCTTGTATGGCCCCTTGATGATGTCTTCGCGGAACGGGATCGTGTACGTGAAGCGCCAGTTTTTGACGCCCTGCGATTCGATCAGTTCCTTGTCACGGAACTCGAACTTGTGAACGACGTCGTCTTGCTCGAACGAGCCCTTGCAACTCGTGAGCGGGACGGTAATGCCGCGCCAACTGAAGAGCGGCAGGGATTTGAGGACGTCAGCCATCAGAGTCGCGCCCCTGTCGGGTCGGGTCCACGGTTCGGGCTGGTCACGGGACCGGTGGACACACCGGACCCCGACGCGCGTGTGGCCGCCGTGTTCTCGGCGAGTGCGGCCGAGTTCTTCCGCATCTCGGCGATCATCGCGTCGTACTGCTCTGGGGTGCTCGCCTTGCCGGCATCACCGCCCCAGCCGGTCTGGCTGACGTCCTTGTAGAGCCCGTAAGCCTGGTAAGCGGCAGCGCCGAGTCCACCGGCAGCGAGCGCCGCGGCGCCTCCCACGGCGAGCGCTCCGGCCCCAGCGGCCCCGAGTCCGAGGCCGCCCGCGGCGGTCCCGGCGGCACCGGTGACGGCTCCGGCAATGCCACCCACGGCCTTCGCTGCGCCGCCCTCGGCAATCAGCCCCACGATCATGTTTTTGACCGCGCTTCCGATCCCCGTAGCCGCCAAGTCCGCGAGAACGTATCCGGAGATCAGCTCCGGGATATGAGCCCACGGATTCTCGGATGCCCACCCGATGAGTGCGGCGAGCTTGTCGAGAACATCGCCGAAGAGCGGGATCAGCGGCTGCAGCTTTGGCACCAGCTCGATCAGGGCCGGAAGCAGCTTCGACCGAACCGCGTCCGTCAGGTTCGTGTTCAGGTTTTCTAGCTGCGCGCTCGTATCCTGCAGCGCGTGCGCGGCGTCGATCTGGACTTCCTTGAACGTGCCGCCGGCCTCGACGTTTTCCTGAATCATCTTGACGAGCGCTGCACGGCCCGCCATGTCGCCGGCTCGGCCGCCGCCCGCCGCGATGTCTGCCTTCTGATATGCGCCGACCAGCGGGTTGATGGCCTTGATGCCGCGGAGTCCGAAGATCGGTTCGATCTTCGTCATGTCGCCATGCGCGGCGCTCACGAGCTCCTGGATTACGTCGCCGAAGTTGCGCTGCACCTCACCGTGGCCGATGCCTTTGCCCTTCTCGAAAACGTTGATCCGCTTTCCGAGCGAACCACCCTCGAGTTCCTTCGCGTGCTTCGATAGCTCGGTGAACGCATCCACGAGCGCAGTGGTCGCCTGCTCTTTGCCGGCGCCGACCGTTGCGATCTGAATGAGCCCGCCAAGATTCTTGACGCCGCCCTCTCCACGCAGGCCGGCGTTCGCGGCAGCGGACGCGAGCAGCGGGAACTCCGCCGCCATGTTCTTGATCTCGAACGCGCCCTTCTTGCCCTGGAAAGCGAGCATCGCCAGCGCTTCCGACATCCCCTCCGTGGTCTTGATGTCGAACTTCTGCGACAGGTCCGCGGCAGCGGATCCGATGTCCTCGACACTTGCACCAGTGGCCGCCGCAACGGTGGCGAACGTCTGCAGGTTGTCGACGGCTCCCTTTAGGTCTCCGGTCTTCTCTACGAATGCGTGCGCGCCGGCCGTGACATCCGTTTGCGATGTTCCGGTCGCCAGCGCAGCGCCCTTCACGCGGCCAGACAACTCGGCCTCGCTCATGCCGTAGTCGGTGCCAGCGGCGCGCCCAGCTCTGAGCAACTCTCGTTGCTGGTGCTGTAGGTCGATTGCGGGCCCGATGCGACTAGCGGCGATTGCTCCGCCGGCGATCCCGGTGGCGCCAAGGATGGCTTTCCCGACGCCGACGGTGCTGCGAATTGCAGAGTCCGCGACTCGGCCGACGGTGGCGCGCCGTACGCGATCCCGGGCGCGCTCCGCTGCATCCCGAGCGCGCTGCTCGGTTGCGATCATCCGCATGCGGTCAGAATGCCCGCGCTTTTCCATCCGCTCGCGGAACGTCACCGTCTGGCGCATACGGGTCTCCCCGTATTTCGCCATGTCGTCCCACGCCTTCTTTTGCGGGTCGAGGCTGGCGCGAGCCGCGGCGGGACGAGCGCGAGCGGCTACGCGAGACTTGATCTTCTCCTCGTTACGGGCGGACTGCTCCGCCATGCCCTCGATGGTCTTGAATGAACGCTTGATCGCGCTCAGTGACCCGGTGGCAAATTCGTAGCTGAGGAGGACGGACATCGGTTACTCGCGCCGAAAGTTCCGCGCGGCTTCCTTCGCCATCTCGGGCGTGATCACTTCCACCGAATGCGGCGCCACTGGCGCAGTCTCGGTCTCACCGGAGGATCTGGATGGGCTTGAACCAATGCTTTCGAGCTCTGAGGGCAGCGAGCCAGACCAGCTCGTGCCAGAGTCCAAGCTCTTGCGGATCGATTCCAAAGTATCGGGAGAGCTCGAGAGTAGGGATTCCAGGATGCACGACAGGGAATAGGAACGCGCCGCCAACAACATGATCAAATCGTGTAAGGCTGGCAATTGCAGTCGCGCTAAAGGGTAGCGGCTGGCCCCCTCCACAAGCCGCGACACCCATGCGTCTCGCTCTTCCGGTGAGTCGATCGTGCGCTCAGTCGGTCCGTACTTCTCTTGAACGAGCAAGTAGAGGCCCCACAGAGCCATGATGTCGGCCTGGCTCATCGTCTTCGCGATGTCCTCGCCGCGTGAGAACACGCGCGGATACGCAGGAGCGCGCCCGGTGGCTTGCTGACCGATCGGATCTGGCCCGGTGCATGCGATGCACAGGAGTTCGCGCGCCACGGCGTCTCCGAGCGCCTCTCGCATGATTTCGCCGCCGAGCTCGTCAGTCCTGACCTTGCGCGCCTCGGTCATGTGTCGCTGCGCCGCGATGCGCGCGCGGTCCTGCTCGTCACCGGTCAGCACGCGAATCCGCACCTTCCCAAGCGGCTTCCCGTTCACGTCGTAGCCAGGGAAGTCGACGACTTCAGAAGGCTGCTGGCGCTCGGTGAGTTTCAGCCAGAGATCGGATGGAGATACGTTGTCAGGAGGTCCCACTGTGTCCCACTTTCGGAAATGAAAAAAGGCTCCGTCACAAGCCAGCGGAGAGTGGGGCACCGCGTAACTTGTGAGGAGCCTTAGTCCTCTAACGGCTTTCGTGTTGCGCCTTGTTCCCACTAGGGCGCAACTGCCGCGGATTCAAATCACTGCAGGCTCGTGAGCCCGCCTTCCCAGGTGACGGTTTCATCTGCAGCCGCGTTCACGCTCTGCGAGATGCTGACGTCCATCAACTTGCCGATGCCCGTGAAGGACTTCTGCCCGACCGGGATCTGAATCGGGAGTAGCGAGCCCGCGGCGCAAGTCTCTTGGAAAGGGAATTCCTGTCCGGAGATCGGGATCGCGAGCCCGAGCTTGATCGTCGTCTTGCCGCTTCCGGGAGTGAACCCAGCGAGACCCTCGAACGTGTCGACGCGAATCTGACCGCTCTCGGTGCCGAGTTCGATCGACGTACACTCGATGAGGTACTGGCCATCGACGAAGACGGCGAGCCGCGCATGTTCCCTGGGGACAGTAGCCATGAATGCTCCTCACGCGGCGATCCGCGCGATGTGTGATCGGTCAGAGCGCGCCCCGGTTAGAGGCGCGCGGGGGAATCAGCCGGGCGAAACCTCGGCGAGCAGGATCGTCGTCTGATGACAGATGTCGACCGTTCGCAGGTCGCTGCTCACTTCGATGCGGCCCGTGTTGCTCGGATCACGCTGCACGCGCGTCGCCATCTTCATCGAGTCGAGCGCCTGGAAGTGACCGTCCGCGAACTGATCCAATTCGCCGAAGTACCATTTCTTCCAGTTGAACGGAGTCACGACCTTGCGGCCAGCGATGACGGGGAGCCGCTGGTTCGTGTCGATGTTGTCGTCCGTACGGGGCTTGTTCGGATCCAGGAGCTTGTCTTCCTGGAGCAGCGCATTCCGCCACGTCGCGGAATCGCGCGCGAGGATGCGATCCGTCCACTCGTCGGAGATGCTGACACGGTGCGGCTCGGCGGCGCGGAAGTCGTCTTGACTCCCGCTCGCGTCCTTGCTCCGGGTCGTGACCGCCATGACGATGAATGAGCCGGCATCGTCGGTGCCGAGCGGCATCAGCCCGTCATTGATCGCGTCGTTGCAGTCCTGCTGCGTCGGGCGGCTCGCGGGGTCGTGGCAACCTTTGACATTCCACGTTGCCGCGCCGAATGGCGAGACGCGGTACAGATCGAAGCTTGCCGCGGAGGTGATTTGCTCGTCCGCCTGGAAGACGGCGCAGAGGTTGCCGACTATTTGGGCAACGTCGGAGTCGTCGTTCGGCGCCCATGCGAGCTGTAGCCGTTCGTAATTCTCGCCGACCGCGAGCGTCTGCCCGTCCCCGAGGGAGCCCGGGAAGCACGCAAAGCCTCGCTCACGGAAGCCGGGAATCGGCTCCGCTTCGGTCGAGATCCGCGCCTTGAGGTTGTCGAGACTGTCCGAGTCGAATGCGGCGACCCCGATATAGTACCGGCGGGTAGCCGCAAGCGTCGCAAGCGCCGCGTCTAGCGCATCCGCTTCGGCATCGGAACCGTCCGAACCGGCCGTATCGTCGCCGAGCTCTCCGGACGTCACATCCACGGAGATCCCGAGGCTCGTGTCGCTGATCTCGCAGCGCACCTGATACTGACCAGTCGTGCCGTCGCCCTGTGAAGCGCCCGCGATCTTCGATTCGATCGTCAACGCGCCGACGGTTGCGTTTCCGGTGACTGGCAAAATCGTTTTGCCATTGATCGCGTTCTGGAGCCCAGTCGCGACGTCGCTCTCAGTGTCTCCGCTTCGGAACACGTAGGAGCGCTTCTCGCCGCAAACCGTGACGGTCGCGGTGCCGGTGCCCGTCGCCGTTCCTGAGAACGTGAGAACGAGCGTCGCGCTGGCGCCGTCGCTCGCGAAGACGTACGGCAGCGCGTAGTAGTCCGCGTTCTTGTTCGACGTAATCGCAGCGTCGAGCGCGCGGTGGATGGGTGCCCCGGCGCCGCCACCGAGCTCCGCTTCCGATGCGGACCGGATGCGGTAGAGCGTGTTCGGCGTCCACGTGCCAACGCCATCTCGCATCGGCATCGGGAACACGATCTGACGCCGGCCGCCGGCAGCGGTGCTCGGGCCTTGTCCGAAAAGGATCTGTGCGTAGCCGCCGGGGTACCGCCACGAAGACGGGACGCCAACGATCGGGATATCAGCCATTGGTCTTGGGCTCCTTCACGGGCTCGGCCGCGGGCTTCGCTGGCACTGCGGGCTTCTGCGGCTTCGCTGGTGCCTTCGCGGGCTCCGCGGCCGCCTTGGCTTTTGCGCTCCACGTGCCATCAGCGAAACTGACGTCCAGGAGATCGACGCCGCATGCCTTCGCGGTCTCGACATCCGCCGCATACAGCGAACCGTCACGGCGGCAGACGAGCGAGAGGCGGCGCCCCTCATTGCTTGCCGAGTCGACTTCGTACGGCTTCTCGGTCGCCGGATGCGACGTGGGCTTTCCGTCTGCCGCCGGCTGAAACTTTCGGCCGACGTAACGCGGCACCTGGCCGACGAAGCGCGGCCCCGGAACGGACACGAGCGTGTTTCCACATGCGTAAAAACGCAGGAGCATGAGTTCTCCGAGTGCGCCGCCGAAGCTGGCGCGGTTGTCAGTAGCGTTCGCTAGCGATGCGAGCGAGCTTCGATTCGATTCGGGAGACAGCGAGCGTCGAGGCTCGAGAGAAGGCCCCGCGAATGAACCAGTAAGGCTTGGTGCCCTTGTGCCGGACCACCTTTTTGGAGATCCAGTGCCCGCTCTGATTCTTGAATCGAAGGACCTTCTTCTTATGTGGGAAGATCCAATGCGGTTGCGTTCCCTCTTCGAGCCAGAGAGCGCGCTTCGTATTGTTGGTGACACGGAGCACGTTTCCCTTGCTCGTGCGGACGACGCGCGCCTTCGTGGCGTCTTGCGTCTTGTGCGTTACGGGCTTGAACCCGGGACGCTGGTAGATGCCGGCGTTGACGACGTCGATTGACTCGTCGAGGACTTCCGTAATCGCGCGCTCGGACTTCTTCAGGATGGCGCTGTGTTGCGCCTTCAGAGACGCGATGTTGAATCCCACGTCAGGGCTTCGGCGCGGACTTCTTCGCTTCGCGCTCGGCTCTGATCGCCGCCCATGCCTTTTTCCCGTCAACCGGGATCACGCGCGAGCCGTCCGCCCAACGGAGTCCGACCCACCAGAGCAGGGACGCTTCCCCTCGCTCCGCTAGGTAGTAGGCGATGACCTCGTCGGTCCAGCCGTCAGGGAGCACGAACTCCTGCGTGGTCTCGTTGAAATACTTGTTCCCGATCATGGGCGCCGCGCACGGGTTGAACGCCATGATCGCGTCCATCGAGATTCTCCACTCGGCCATCACGCGCGCTCCACGATGAAGAATCGGATTTGGTTCGGTCCGCCGTCCTGCTCGACAGTCGTATCCAAAAGGATGTCCTGGAGCTGAACCGTCGGCGCCGTCGGGCTGATCTCGAACATCTCCGCACCGGGCTGCAGGTTGAACTGCGGTCCGTCACCATTGAGTTCCACACCAAGCGGCTGGTTCGTGTCATTGCGGATCACGAAGCCCGCGATGCGTTCGTTCAGGAACGGGAGCAGGATGCTGCCGCTGAACCCGACCGGTATCGGCCATGTGCCGCCGATCAGGGACAGGGCCTGCCCGCTTCCGATCGCCAGGTCTTTCACGATTTTCATCGTGCGCGGCGTCGGCGGCAATGCCGGGTCATACGACAGCTGCGCCGTCATGCGGAGAGTGTTGCTCATGGGTCCCCGAGGACGAGTGTGCTGAACGAGGACGCGCCGACCTGGTTGGTCTTCATGACGAGCGCGGCTTGCGTGATCGGAAGATCCCCGAGCGTTGGCGACACGACGCCGAACATCGCTCCGGGAGCGAGCCCATGCGTGAAGCCGTTGTCGTTGAGATCCAGGAACATCTCCTGATTGTCGACGGCATTCTGAATAATTAGCACTGTCGCGCCATTTTCGATGCTGCCGAAGTCGACGTTAAACGTCTGCTGCGGCAACAGCGCGGCAATGTCGACGCGCGATTCCTGCTCGGCCGTGTACGGCGCCGTGACAGCAAGCGACGCCACGATCGGCTTGGAGCCGTCCGTGAACGTGTTGCTGAGCGAGAATGTGGCGTTGCTCATGCGAACCTTTCAGGGGCTGTAGGCGATGATTTCGTCCGGAAGGATCTCAGACGCATCGCCGACGCCGAACACGAAAGTGGAGCCGACGTAGCCAGTGACCGAGCCATCAAGTGGCTTGTCGGTTTCGGTCGTCTCGAAGTCGACGTGAAGGCCGAAGTATTCGACGCCGCCGCCGTCCTCACCGAACGAAGCCGGACCCATCGCGGAAGACTTGATGCCGATGGTGTTGAAACCGTCGAACTGACGGGCGCCGCTCAGGTAGGCCGGGTGAGAAAGCTCGCGCGTCGTCATCTGAATGACTTTGAGCGCAGCCGGAAGCGCGGCAGCGAGCCGACGATAGTCAGCTCCCGAGAGCGGGCCGAGCAGGTAATCTAGTGCCCACGTCGTCGAGACCATCTCTTTCGAGAGCGTCAGCTCTTCGTTGGTGGTCGAGACGCGGGCCAGACAGAGGAGTGGGAAGCCGAGCGATTGCGCGCGGAGAGAAGCCTTCGTCGGCTGCGTCCAGAGCGTGTCCACCACGGGCGTTGACGCCGTCATCGTCCCCTTGAGGAACTCGAGCGCGGTGCCGACGCGGGCGAGGTCCCATGCGGCTCCGAGCTCCGCATTCAGCGCGGCTTTGAACAGTGCGAGAATCGCGTCGAGCTGCGGGTCGAGTGACGCGAAGAGCGTCTCGGGGCTCGCCGTCAGGTCTTGCGGAAACTCGGTGTCGCCGAAGTGGCGGTAGACGGAGTCGGTCATCCTGTCCCGCTATCTGCGACGCGCTGGACTTCGAGCGTGTAGTGAATGGCGCGGTCGCTGTCGACGCGCATGGTCCGGAAGTTCGCACCGTCGGGGAACTCGGGGCCGGTGAGGATGATGTGCGGCTCGGTCTCGGAGGTGAGACCCACTTGCGTGAGTGCCTCGATGACCGTCCCACCGCCGGGGAAGTTCGGGGTGATGGGGCCGATGCGCCATGTCTGCTTGGAATAGCCGGCTACGGCCAACTGCTCGTTGTTGAGCACCCGGACCTTCGGCGGCTGTCCGTTCGCCTCGACGATGTCGATTACCGAATCGGTAGCGCCGCCTTCGCCGAGCTCGAAGCCCGCGTAGCCGCGCAGACGGACCGCGACCGTGTACGGCCTGAGCCCGAAGCGCTCTCCCGGGATGGCTCGGATTCGGCTCGCGAGCTCTCGGTAGCGGTCGCGGCGGTCAGTGCCGAATGTCACCGGTCCGCCTTGGCACCGTCCGCGTCGCGCTTGAGCTGGTGGCTGTGCATGAAGTCCCAGTCTCCGTGCACCATTCCGACGGTTGCCACATACGCGCGAACAGGTACGCCGAGTTCTTGCGCGGCAAGTGAACGGTGGTGCCCGTCGGCGATCACCATCTTCTCGTTGTTGGGCTCGTTCACCAGGATGGCGGGTTTGACGACGCCGTCCCGGATGTCTTGCATGAATCGCTTGACCTTCTTGTCGTCAGGCTCGGCGGTCCACGTCTTCCGATTCGTGAAGTCCACGGACTCAAGCGGCACTTCGATCGGCCCGCGCCACTTCGCGGAACGGACCCACTGGATCCAGCGCTTCGGAAAGTCTTCGGCGAGTTGCTGGTAGACGGTCTCGGAGATCCCCGACGTGGACGCGCCGGCATGGTGCAGCAGTGCGCGCCGATAGAGCGAATGGCCCGGGGCGGGCATGGCTCACGACGTCAGCGTCTTGCGCTGGTACTCGAGCCACACCGCCGTCAGGTTCAGCGTGTCCGTGGTATGCGCGGCAGGCGTGAGGCCGATCGTCAGCGTGGTCGCTCCGGCAGGAACGTCCGCCTTGTCGATCGTCGTCAGCTTGTTCGCGTACGTCGTCGTCTGATTGGTGGCGCTCGTGTCGTCGACCGCCGTCGACCCTTCGTCGAAGAATGTCTTGACGGCGAACCCGACCGCGTTGGTCGTTCCGCCGCTGGCGATGCGCGTATACAGCTTCAGGTCCGCGGTATCGTCCAAGTCCGTCGGGACGATGACCTGAAAAATCACCTGGTCGTTGTTGCTCGACGCCCACGTAACTCGCTGGCAGCCATCCGTTGCGCCGTTGATGGCCGACAGGACGGGGGTCGTATCGGACGCGAGGACGCCGCCGTTCCCGGCAATGTTCAGTACATTGAGACTCGACGCCTCTCGCAGTGACGTCAGCGGAATATTGATTCGCTTCTGGGCTGTCTGGGCGTCGACGAGGATCGCCGCGATGTCCGCCTTCGCCTGAGTGAGGACCGGGATCAGCGACGGATCCGTGGCTTCCCCGCCCTGGTTCCATTGTTCTCGGCCAGCAGGCGGAATTACGATCGTGCTCGAAACGGTCATGTGAATCCTTCAGTAGTTGACGGCAATTCCGCCGCCGCCTGTTCGTTCGCGCCAGAGGTTGGCGACGCCCAGCGCGCCTGCCAGTTCATCTCGAAGTGCCATGAGGTCCGAGCGCGCGACGGCGAATCCGGAGCGCTCGCCGACGCCGTAGAACTGGATCTCGTCGACCTGTTTCAGCGCGCCGGTCCCGGGGCTTGCGGTGAGCTCACCCTGGAAGATCAGGATTTGCCGCAGCTTCTCCCGAACGATGGTCTCGCCGCTCTCGACGCTGATCGGGTACGTCCCGGAGTGCGGGCGCCGAAGCAGCAATGTCAGAGAGGCTCCAGACAGACTCTGCGGCGTCGCCACTTCGAGCCGGTCGTCTACGTCCACCACCACGCGGTCGAACGCCGTGAACCCGGTTGGGTCCGCCAGCGTCAGGGTTGCGGGAGTGAACGCGGTCGAGGCAGCAACAGGCGTCGCGCTGGTCGTCTTCGCGGCGCCGTTGATGTACTGCTGAATGACCTTGTCGAAGACGGCGACGTAGCTGATGTACGGCTCTGCGCCTGCCGAAAGGACGTTATATCCCGTCTCAAACCGGACGCGCTGCAGCTCCGAAGCTGTGAGAGCCATCGGTCACGTTCACGCGCCCGGGTCGAGGATATAGTCGTACCGGACGACGAAATGATCCGATGCGCCGCCGGTGGTGACGCCAACAAGGCACGAGCAGCGAGCGTAGCGTTTGCTGTTCACGGCGTTGGGAGCGCTGACCTGCCCCGTCACCGCCGAAACGGTGCCGGTGGCGAAGAGCACGGAAGCCGCCGCATCGAGGACACGGTCCCACGTGGTCGCGTCGTCGGAGACTTCCCACACTGCGGTGAGCGTGATCGTGCTGGTCGCGGCCGTCGCCACGACGTGGGCGCCGAGCGTACCCGCCTTCACTCGCGACATGAGGAGCGTCGGCCCGGCAACGATGTTGCCGGAGCTGATGCTCGTCAGCGTGAGTGAGGTGGACTGCTGCGCGTTCTGAACGAGATCGTTGAAAGCCATCGTGCTCTCCTCAGGACGTCGTGATTCGCGCAATGAAGCGCGAGTCGAGAACCTCGAAACCGGAGTACATGAGCCAAATCACGAGCGCGGTTTCGCCGTAGTTGTCCTGCGAGTTGTAGGCGACTCGCGGCATGTCGCCGATGCCGGCACCGATGCCGCCGGGGCCGAACGCCTGGCCGTAGTACACGGTGACGTTGCTCGGGCTCGCCGTGGCGGTCGTCAGCGTCGTGGACTTGAAGATGTCCCAGTTGCCGACGCTTGACACGTACGTGCCGTTGAACAGCGGATTGATGTCGCGCTCGTACCGTGCGAGCCGCTGATACGTCGGATCAAGCGTGAGCTGCTCGACCTGGCGCGGGTGCAGCACCATGACGCGCTTCCCGTTCCCAAAGGTCGGGATGTTCAGGTCGTCGAGCTGGCGCTCCGTGCTCTGCAGCACCGACCACGTCATCGGGTAGTCGCCCGCGACGGCCGGCGAGTTGTCACTCGTCATGCCGGTCGGGCGCACGATGGTCGTGGCGTTGTCGAACAAGGTCACGCCGAACTTGTCGAGCGTGCGATCGAAGTCACGGACCAGGTTGAGGCCCGTGATCTGCGCGGGCCTGTGCAGCATCACCGAGCCGTCGAAGCGATCGATGCCGAGCGGCGCGACGCGCGTGTTCGTCTGGTCGTAGGGACCCGCGAACCGGCGCAGCGTGACGCTCGTCTGCTCGCTCGAGACCGCGATCGGAACGACCGAGATCGTGGTGCCGCTCGCGACTTCACGAGACGCCTGCGTGTAGGTCGTGTTCGTGAAGCTCGGGCGGTTGATGCGGACCGTATGACCCGGACCCTTGCCGAGCTCCGGCACGAAGACGACGGACTGATCGTAGAGACCGTCCGAGAGCACCAGGCGTCCCTTCTCGGGATCCGTCTGATATGGATCGCCCGTGCCGCCGAACTGGCGACCGGAGATCGGCATGCCGAGGAGTCCTCCGACATCGAGGGATGCGGAGAGCGCCATCTTGAGGAGCTTTCCGTGGAGGTACATCGGCTCCGGCTGCACCAAGAGGCGGGCAGACCAAAAGTCGAAGAACTCCTGCGGGAGAGAGGCGCGGTTGACGAGGGTCATGGATTGGCTCCTTCAGAGCACCGGCGAACGCGACTTCGCGTTACGTCGTTGCCTGTTTGGCTTTCTGAATCGCGTCGAAGTTGGTGATCAGGTAATGAGCCGCGTGGACCGGATTCCGACGCTGGAGATCCGTGTACGTGGCGAGGTGGTTGGGTTGCGCGTGAGCGCCTGGCGCGGGTGGCGCCCCTGCATTGCCGGTAGATGCGGCGGCAGGGATTGGCGCGGCCTTCGGCGGAGCGGGCTCGTCGCCTCCGTCGATCACGCCGGCATCGACAAGCTTCTGAATGGCGTCGAGCCGCAGCGCGGGATCGTTGTTGGCGGCGATGTCGACGATCGCGCGCTCTTTCTCGGACAGCGATCCGTACAGGCGCGCCGCCTGCTCGTTGACGATTGCCGCGTTCCGTTCGGAGACGGAGATTACGGATCGCAACTGAGCTTCGAGCTCGGCCGTTTTCTGCTCGGCCGTCTTCCCCGCGTCCGCCTTGGCCTTCGCCTCGGCCAGAATCGCCTTTGCGGCCGCGACATCGGTGACGCCGAGATCCGCGAGGATCTTCCGCTCCGCCGCAGTCTTCGCCGCTTCGAGTCTCGGCTTGAACCATGTCGGGTCGTCGGCTTGGGGCTGTGCTGCCGGAGCTGCAGCGGCCGGTGCCGCGGGAGCTGCCGGAGTCGTTACGGTCGTATCCCCTGCCGCGGGCGCACCTGTGCCCGCAGTCGCGATTGCGTCTGCCATCGTGTCTCCTGTGTTCGCCCGAACAACGCCCGGCGTCGGCTTAGGAGGCTATTTCTCGTTCACGACTGTTCGGATCGATTCCATCGGCACGAACAGCACATCTTCATATCGGTCGGCGTAGTGGTACGCGGCGGGCTGCACGAGCACCGTTTGACCGGGCTTCATGCTGCACGCATCGCAGACAGCGACGAGCTGACACAGCTCGAGTTCATCGCCCGGACCCGCCTCGGCGTTTTCTTCGGCCTCGTCTTCCAACGAAACCACGGCACACCACGGGTACGCGGGCGAGAACTTCGGGGCAGCCATTGGCGGACTACGCGATCGATTCGGTGAACGAGACCGCGAACGTCAACGGCCGGTTCCACGTCGCGCTCAGCGCAGCATTGGAATGCTCGGTCGTCTGGTCGGAGCCGTAGAGGTGCAGCGACACGACGCTCGTCGACACCGTAGTGTCTCCGCCGGTCACGGTCGTTCCGTTCTCGTCGCCAGCGGACACGAAAGCCGCACGACGAACCGTCACGGTCTTGCCGTTTCGGCGCGTGTTCTGAATGACGGTCGCCGGAGAGAACGAGCTCCCGTCGGCCTGCGCGTACGTGCCGGCGTCGAACTGAACGGTGACGCGGCATTCGAGCATCTTGTCGGCGCTCGAATCCAGCGCGAGACCAGGCCCGATCGACTCGGTGAAGGCGAATGCGTTCTTGACGGTTCCGACGGTGACGGCCATGGGTATTTCCTTTGCTCAGACTCGGCGTTTCCACGCGGTGACGTAGATTTTCACCGCGGCGCCTGCCGAGGTGCTGGTGCCCGCCACGTAGACCGCGCGGAGCATGTTCCCGGGGTGACCCCCGATGAAGGTATTGGCGGCAAGCGCGGGAGTTGCGCCAGATGCATCGGTCGCATTGCCGACGACCGTGATGGTCGTGCTCGCGCCTGTGATTGCGCTGTACTTCACCGCCGCGCCTCCCGCGGACAGCTGCGGGAAGTGGAGCCAATCGGCCCACACTCCGCCGGAAACCTCGGCGGCTGCCGCAATCTGTCGCTGCAGGTAGACGTCGAGCGTGCCACCGGTTGCGCCGACGAGTGCCGCGTCGATCGTGAACCAGTCGTACTCTTCGAGCCCGCCGAGTGTCGCCGCCGACAACGCGGTACTCGCCACTGCCGGGCTCGTGTCGGAGATCGTGTAGAGGAGGCGGCGGGAGGTGGTCATTTCTTGTCGGCCTTGACGAACACGATCGCGCCGCCTTCGGGGCCGCTCAGGAGCAGAGACGCGGCGTCACCGGTGGCAGCGATGTGCAGCGGAACGAATCCCGCGAATCGCTTGTCACCGAGCCACGCTTGCGCCTTGTCGTACGCGGTGTCCCCTGGATTGCCCGATGCGGTGAACCGCTGTGCGGGCTGGACGATCGCGGTCATTCAGTTCGCGTCCGCGGCTTCTGCCGCAGCAAGCATGGCGCGGAGCTTTCGAGCTTCGGCCTTGAGCTTTTCCAAGTCCGCCACTTGCGCGTCGATAGCGACGAGCCTGGCGCGAACCTGATCGAAGAAGTCGACGGGCGCATCGGGCGCACTCGGGGAGGGGACCGGTGCAGCAACCGGACGCGCCGCCGACAAAGCCTCCGTGACCGCCATAGCAAGTGCCGGAGGCGGGGGATTCTTGAGCCGCATGATCCGTTGACGGACCCACATCAGGCTTTGCCGCTCTTCCGCGTTCGGGTTCTCGACGCCGGAGAGCATGTCGAGCTCGTTCTGCAGCCCTTGCAGCTCGGACGCCGCATCTGGATTCACGCTGATGGTTGGCGCGTCATCCATGGGAGCGCCGCATTCAGCACGCGGGCACTTGGAGATAAAGACGCCCGGGCCGTACATCTCTTTGACGGGATGAACTTCGATCTGACAGGCGGCGCATTGCATGAAACCCCACTTTCAATGCTTCGGTTGAATCTCGGACTCACAGTTACAATTCGGGTGGATCGAACCGGGCTCCCCTTCCGGGAAGTCCTCGTTGACGCCAACCGTCTTGCCGTCGAGCCCCGCGCACTCTTCGCAGGCGTTCCCTTCGGCTCGCCAGATGCGTTCTAGTTCGACGCCGGTCTCTTCCTGTATCTGACGCGCCTGCTCGACAACGCCATCGTTGAACGCGCGAGACGTCTCGGTGACGGCGATTCGTTCGAGCGCTGCCGCGTCTACTTCGCCGGTCGTTTGCACGATCTCGGCATAGTTGGACGCGACCCGCTGAGCGTGCCTCGCCTCGGCTTTCGTGATCTCAAAGTCGAGCGCCGCGATCTTCGCCTTAGCTTGCGCGTTCGCGACGTCGGCGCCCGTCTGCATGGCGTCGATGCGCCCATGAACGAGCGCCGCCGTGAGAGCGTCGGTCTTGCGGCTTCTAGGCCACAGCGCCCACAGCCCCACCGCTGCGGCCAACCGGTTCCGGTTTCGCTCCGTTGCCGCTTCGTGCTCCGGACTTGGAACCGCCATCCTTCAAGGTCTCGCCGAGCTGCTTTTGCACTTCGAGCTGCTTGGCGTGCTCATCGTCGGATTTCTTCTGCGCTTCGTCCTCGAGCGTCTTCACGTACTCATCGACGTTGTCGATGTCGCCGTAGAACTCGGCGAGCTTTCCGACTGCCGTGCGCTTCGTAATGAAGCCCGAGTCGTGGTCTTGCTTCGTCTGGTCAGAGACGCGCTTCTGGTCTTCCTCGGTCGGCGGGAAGTATGGCCCCCACTGCGGCGACAGCACCGGCGAGAACCACTGCTTGACCGTGACGGGCTTGCCGGCTTGGTCGTTGCCCTTCGCGACGTCTTGCTCGAAACGAGCGAGGAGCGTCGGGAACTTCGCGAGGCCGGGCAGATACAGCTCGCCGCGGCTCTTATCAGTCGCGAACGACAGCGCCGCGCGCAGCAGCATGTTGACGACCGGCAGAAGCCAGCCGTTCCAGAAGTCAGGCCGCAGCGTGTCGCACGCCGTCGTCTGGCGCTTGTACATCCACGCGAGCGCCTTGCCGGAGATGTTCGAGAGCGAGACCTGCCGGTGACTGCCTTCGCCCATGCTCGCCGGATCGCTACGGACCCAGGAGAATGCGTTTGCGATGATGCCGCGGAGCGCGCTCGCTTCGTCTTCGAGAACCTTCAAGGCCTCGGGCGGCAGCACGAGGTATTCGACTTTCGTTGCCGGATTCGGGTAGCGCCAGATGACGCCGGGGCCGCGTTTGCGTCCCGCAGGGCCGCCGCCGGCCGTTTGCCAGCGCTGATTCTGTTCGCGGGTCGCCGGGTCTTCGAGCACCCGACCGCTGGCGTCCGCGTAGGGCTTCATCCCCTGCGCGGCCTGACCCATCGGCGCCGGGTTCACGTCCTCGGCTACACCCGTTTCGATTGGCTGCGGATCGCCGCAATAGAGCCCCGCGCGGTGCTTCTGCGAAAGCGTGCGGTTCAGCGCGTCGATTTCGTCAAGCTGGCGCTCATGCAGCGAGACGCCGTCGAAGCCGCGATCGGTCGCAACCGTCTTGCGGTGCGCGTACCAGACGACCGGACAGAACGTGAAGCCGTGCTCGGTCTGCGTCTCAGGCGTCCACTCGCCGGGGCCTGGCTCTTCACCGCTCTCATGCGCCTCGATGGGCTTGTAGACAGTGTCGAACTTGTCGTCGATGACGCGGCGATAGAGGAGGCAGCGTTGCTTCCACTTCTTCTCGGCGTCGTTCCAGTACGTGTCGATGTACGGGAATCGGATTTCAAGCTTCGTGACAACAGTGGGCCGCTGCGGATCAAACGTCGGCTCCGCGCTCTTCGCGTGCTCGTTGTCGATCGCCAGCTTGCCGTCACGAACGCAGATGATTGCGGCGACCGAGCGCTCACCGAGCGCCCACGCCATCGCGTCGCGGGCTGTCTGCTCCAGGTTCGCCTGCTTGGCGATATGCTGAATGGCGCGGTCGAGTTCTTCGCTGTCCGTCTCGCTCAGGCCGAAACGTGGGTCGAAGAGGTCGTCGCTCTCGTCAACATGGCTCGTGATGCAAGGGAAGCGGCCCTCGCCGAGACACAAGTCAACGAACGATTCGATCGCGTTCTCGGCAATCGGCTCGACGATGCACGGCGCACGGTCGAGCAGCGGAACGCCGTCAGCGAACCAAGGCGCCAGGCCCGCATACTGCCGACCCTCGACGTAGGCTTCGAGCCTATCGATCCAGCGGTAGCGCGGGGTGAGGTTTTTCTGGAGGACTGCAAACGGGTCGGCCATGGCTCATCCGAAGCTCGTAGCCGTCCACTCGTGTCGAATGTTGGGGGGCGCTCCGAAGCGGGAAAGCAGCGCGTACCGGATCGCGTCCATGGCGTCGTCGTCGCGCTTCTCGACGTCGTCGAGGTAGCGGTCGTCGCGCTTCGGATCTTTCCGGCGCCGATAGGTCTTGAACTCGCGGATGACGTTCGGGCACTTCGCCGAAACGTACAGACGCGCCCACCACTTCGGCTCTTCGCCAGTACGCATGAGCATCGTCGCCACGCGAGCAATGCCCTGGTCGTGCTTGTTATCTCCAGCCTCGACCCACTTGCCGAGCGCGCCGGAGAGCGTCTCTACCGAGGCGGGCTGAGAGGGGTCGCAGAAGAATCGGGCGCGCTGGTACCGCCGCTGAATATCTCGCGCCGCATCCGTCCACCAGTCGAGCACCTTGCCCGGCGTGTAGACTTCCTCGATGACGTGAGCCTGCGCGTCTTCGCCGTTGCCGATGACGCCGATCACAATCATCGCGCCGGCATGTGCGTAGCCCCAGTCGACGCCGACGAGGACTTCGGACCAAACCTGATTCGCGAACGGTTCCCGTACGTGGAAGTTCTCGTCGAAGAGGTCGTAGACGAGGCCTTCGCCGCTATCAAAGTCGCACTCGTACTCGCGGCGGAAGATGTCGGGCGGCGTCGTCGCTTTCACGCGAGCGAGCCACTCCTGGTCGACTTGCGGACTTTCCTCGCTCCGGAGCTTGAAACCGTCGAAGCCGGGCTCTTTGCCGACAAGCGAGAACGTCGCGTAGAGCGATCCGTATCGACCGCGGAGAGGCGTGCCAAACTTGGCGTGCTCGAAGTTGCGGCCCACTCTGGAAAACGTCGGTGTGATGACCGCGTGCTCGGTAGCTGGGTCGATCAGGTCCGTCTCGTCTTGGATGATTCGCGTGAAGCGTTGGCCGCGGATGCCGCCCGCGTTCTCGGTGCCCCACGTCGTGAAGCGTGAGCCGTTCGCATAGGTGGCGGTCAGCTCGGTGCGGTTCGGCGGACCACGAAGAGAGCCACGAAGCGCACCCTCGAAGTCGTCGAGCAGCGCCGGCCAGAACACCTGCCGCGCCTGCTTGAGCGACGGCATGATGAGCCCGACGTGCGCGCCAGGTTGGTTCAGTCCGCCGGTATGAATCAGCGACCGAGCCAGGAAGCTTTTGCCGCTGCCACGGCCGAGCGGGAACGTGCAGACCACGCCGGGCCGCACCATCTGAAACGCTCGCGACTGGTGACGGTCGAGCGTGAACTCAAGCGCCATCGATGTCAGGCTTCGGAGGCGGCGATTCGACCGTGAGATTCACGATCACGGAAGGGCCTGTGTCGGTCGCGGTCGGCTCGGCAGCCTTGCGCACGAGCGTCAGGACTTTCGTGCCGTCCGCGATGCCTCGGAGGTACTGCGGTCCCGGGTCCTGAATGGTGACCTTCGACGCGCCACCCGGCAGATCCGAGAGCACCGACTCGGGTCCCGCCTCGAGTCGGTCGTACGCGATCTCGAGCGCGCTCACGAGCATGCGTTCGGCGTCGGGAAGCGCGCGGGCATACATAGCTGCGCGGGCTTGCGTGAATTCCGGGTCAGCTTGAGCCCGTGTCGCGAGATCTTGCCCTGTCCGTTCCGGTATCTTCGCCTGTCTCGCCGATGCTCGGATGTTTCCCGTTCGCAGGTAGTGCGTCCGAAACACAATCTCCACGTCGGCCGGTGTCGGCACGCCGTTCATTTTCGCTGCTCCTACTCGCCATCGCCCGTTGCGCTCGGCGTCAGCTTGCGAGTGTCTTGCTGCTACTTCAGTCGGCTACGGCGGAATGCCGCGCCATCGTTGGCGGGATGCTCCGGCTTCTCACCAGAGTGTCGAGTCGTTCCGTTGGTTCCGGACGGCCCGTTGCTACGACTACCAGCGAAACAGGCTGGCGACGGCTGTTCCCCGTCGAGGGCATCCCAAATCTTTTCCCGTCACGCCTTGCGCGCGGTCTTACGAAGCGCCGGCAGCGTCCAGAGGACAGCGTCGTTTGCCTTCGCTTGCGCCTTGGCACCGCAGGAGTACTCGACGGTTATGGAACCATCGGGGCAACCGGTGACGATCGCTCCTGCTGTCGGAAACCCGAACGGGTCACGTTCTGTGTCGTCCATCTGTCACGCCTTCCCTGCGCTCGCGACAATCGTCTCGGCTTCCGTCGCGTCTCGGCGCTCGCTGGAAGGTTTGCGTCGTCGCTTCGTCGGCGATGTCGCTACCGATCCCGTTGGGGTGCGGTGTGCGTCGAAGTCGTCTTGGATTTGCTGGCGAAGCGATAGTCGCGGCGGGAGGTCGAGCCACATCGTGAGCTGTCACTCTGCGGCTGCTCTGGAATTCTGAGCGGGCGCGCGAGGGGTCTCTACTCTTTTGGCTTTCCCGTGTGCCGTTCCGGGCTTTTCCGGGCCTACGATGAGCGTCACTCTTCGCGCTAGTTGGCGCACACTTTCCGCAATGGTCTCGTCTCGTTGCCACAGTTCGTCGAGGCGCGGCTCCACCTGCGAGGCAACATGCGTCGACACGCTTTCGGCTATTTTCGCGTCAATCGACCCCAGATAGCTCTTCATGTCGCGTTCGAGTTGCTCCACTTTCGACTCGAAAAGCTCGGGACAATGACGGCGGAGAAGGCTCCACGTGATTCGGCACTTAGGCCGCTTCGTGCCTTGGAGGCGAATCATGATTCGGGTGCCGGCTTCGGACTCTTTGGCGAGCAAGACGCCGCGTAGCCGTCTCCCGCGCGGTCCCGCCATGCCGAGCCGTTGCTGGGCTTGCGGGAGCGACAGCAGCTCGCCGGGGTCCCGGGGCGGTCTCACTGGAGCGCCTCGCCTCGGAGAAGCCGATCCGCTCGCTCGGTGAGGTCGCTCCTCGCCTCCGGGTGGACGGCCGCGTTCCATGCTTGACACGCGCGACGGTAGAGCTCTTGCGCCTGCACCTTTGCGGCCGCGAACTGGAGTTTCTTCGTCGCGTCGTTGTGCTCGATGGCTGCCGAGTATTCGTTCGCGAGGAGCGCCACGGCGGGGAGTCCGGTCGGGTTCTTTCGGAGCAGCTTCTTTCCGGCTTCCGTGAGCGGGTAGATGGGAAAGAGCGAGTTGCCTCCTTCCTCGCTGTCCGAGTCGGGGCCGAACTTCGCACCGATTACCGCCACTGCCTCGGGCCACACCTCGCGCAATGCGGCGATACATCGGAGGATCCGCCCGACCGTGAGCAGGTCGACGTCGATCGTCGTGTTCGGTACCCGCCCGTGCTTGCTGGATCCTGTCGGGCGCACCGTCACCGGCCCCGTCGGGCGCGTCTGCTTTCGTAGCGCGACGATGCCTCGGCCGCCGCACGACACGCAGTAGTCGCCGCTCATCTGCGGGATTTCGGCCTCCACTTTCGCGGCGATCTCCTCGCCCATGAGGAGCGAGAGCGCTTCGTTCTGCTCGCGCTTCTTCTTTGGCTTCCGCACGGGCATGAACCCGCTACCGGCGCGGCCGTCCTTCTCGCTTCCCCCGCAGTCCTCGCAGGGCTTTGAGCCGCCCGCCGTCGTGAACAGCCGCTCTAGCTGCTGCCCCCAGTTGCTCCCGTTGCAGCCGGAGAGCCCTCCGCTTCGGAAGTACACCCGGAGCGCCCTCGCGTCGGAGGCGGGCATGTGGATCGACGCGGACGAGAAGTCCACCGGGATGCCGGCGGGTGAGGTCGGATCTGTTTGTGTCGCGTTCACTGTGCTAGCCTTTCGTGAATCCCCGCCAAAGGACTCGGGAAGGCCAGCTCTCACGGGCTGGTTTTTTCGTTCATGCGCTCTAGCGCAACGGCAATCCGCTCCATGAACCCGGAGAGCCGGGCCGTTCGCGTCATCCACCGGATTGCATCCTTGATGCCCTTGGCTTGGTTACATCGCTGGCATGACGGGACGACGTTGTAGATCGTGTTCTCGCCGCCGCGCGAGAGCGGGACCACGTGCTCGATGCATTCGTAGTCCGGTTTACCTCCGCAATAGGCGCACTCGCCGCTGAAGCACCAGCGCCATGCCTCCCACTGTTCGACCTTCAGCACACCCGGGCGCTCGGTGTCCTGTGCGCGGATGTTCTGACCAACCACGAGCCGAGTTGTACGGAGCGGATGCTCTTTGCTCCTACGACGGGCGCGATCTCGCATCCTGGCGCGCCGGCTTCGCTCTCCCATGAACGCCTCATAGTTGGTCTGACGTAATCGGTCTTCGCCGTTCGCGTCCACTTCGTACGTTCGGTATGCAAGCTCTTCTGCCGCGCATGCGCCGTCCGAGAAATCAAGCGGGCGCGTCACTTCCGATTCACGCGGATCGTTGTGCTCCTCGGCGACTATCTCATGATCGAAGTTGAGTTTTCTTTTCATCCCTTTTCCCTTCCACACTCCGCGCAAACGATCGCCCCGTCGATTCTCACGTCCACGTTCCCTCCGTCCCGTCCGTTGCCATCCACACGAACGGCGCGTGAACGCGCGTCGTGATCGTCGCGACCGTGCGCATCACGTTCTCTGCCACCGTGAGTGTCGCGGCGAGTGAGTGCATGATGACCGCGCCCGTCGCATAGTCGGCCCCGGCGCCCTCGACGGCATACGGCGCCGTAGTTTCCGTCACTTCGCCGATCGACACCGACCAGAGCCGTTCGCCTCGCGCGAGGATCAGACCGTAGCCGTCGTCCTTCTGGTCGAGATCGATGCGTCGAACGAGCTCAGCTATTCGTGCCGCAACTTCGGCAATCCTGATCGCGTAGTCGTGCAGCTGCGCGGGAGAGTCGTCGCCCGGGAACGGCACGAACTGAATGGCGTCGAGTGTTCGTTTCTTTCCCGCGAAGCCTGCCACCCAGCCGTCTGCACCCCAGAGCTTCGGCGTCTTCAAGGTTCCGATCTCGTCGCCGCGCCACGCGCCCGTATCGGCGCAGACGATCGCGCGGTTCTTGATTGGATCACGTAGTCCGAGGATGAGTGTCACTTCGCCGTCTCCGTTTCCGTTCGGGGCGTGAACATTGAGCAACCGAAACTACCGCGCGTCAGTAGCTCCGAGTTCCCGTACTCCGCGACGTCGGCCACGAACGCGCCACGCTTGTCATCGAGTCCGTTGCAGACGCCGAAGCCGCCAGCGTCAGGCTTTCCCCAATGCGCGCACCGGTCGCAGCGGACCGACACGAACTCGCATTCGGTTCCGTTCTCTACCTCGCGAAATACCGCCAGCACGAGACGCGGATTCGTGTTCTCGCGCTCTAGCGTTGCCTCGATTTTCGTGAGTTCGTCGAACGTGGTAAAGTGGCTCACGTCTCATCTCCACTTGCCGCTCGCTTGCGGTCGATGAGGGAGCGGGAGGCGGGATTCATCTTCGGGTCCTGCCTCGGCGCCCACTGCTTGCCGTCGAGTTTCAGGATGCGGCGGCATGTCGGACAGTCGATGTCGCCGAGGATTGTCGTCGTCTCGCCGACGCTGCGGAGGTCGCAGAGTGGGGCGGGTAGGGCGTTGATGGCGGGTGGGATGCCCCTAAAATGCATCACGAGGCCTTCGCTTTCTCGAAGCACGACACCAGCCGCCCCGGCGACGTCTGCCCCTCCACGAGCCGCCTAGTGACTGCCTCGCCGTACTTCGACCGTAGCTCGTCCAGGCCCAGGCCGGTCGTCGTCCAGGTCACCAGGCCAGTCTCATAGCGCGCGTGGATGACGTCGATGATTTCGCACGGGTCACGCTCTAGCCCCAGATCGTCCAGGACCAACACGAGCGCCTTCCTCGCGTCGACAAGATCCGGCGGCTCACCTTCTCCGAGTGGATGCCACTTAGCGCACGTGGCGAGCGCTCGTTTCAGCGCAATCCGGGACTGCTTCTTCCGCGGGCTCACGATCGCGACGGCCGGATCGTCGCCAGGGCCGCACCGCGACAGATCGCCGACGAGCATCCGGTGGAGGCCGAACAT